AATACGAATGGCTGCGTAAATCAGGGTTTGGTCAGCCTGCGTGTCAAACGCATCAACTGCCCGCTCTATCTGCCGGTAAACAGCCGGCGGGATCTTCTCACCAAGCAGGCCACCGACGTTCGAAAGATCAATGATCTGCTGCGCAATCTCGCGCTTGACCTTGCGGGTTTTGGGACGAGGCTTTGCGGCCTCTTGCTCCAGAACTTCCTCAATCTCTTCGACTTGGGGGAACTCTGGAACGAACTTGTTCCACGGTATGTCCGCGTCACGCTGGCTTGCCGCTTCCTGCCCGCCATCACCTGCCGCGTATCCCTCGACCCAGTAGCCGGAGACGACATACAGTTCCATTACAGCAGCGCCACCGCGCGCATTCTGATCGACGGGGGCGTAATACCGGCCACCAGATCAGACGATGTGAAAGTCCACGACGAAGGCAGGGCGCTTGAATAAGTCAGCGTCCGGCGTATCACCGTGAAATAGGTTGTAGCATTTGATCCACTCAGGCCAAGGTTATAAGCCGACGTAAGCGGAATGGCTCGATAGGTCGCCGTGCTGTTCATCTTCACGCCGACCCAATACTTCACGCCCTTTTCGAACGTGAAATCCAGACTGTGCGACTTGTAGCCGGTCGTTGACCCATCAAGGTTTGCGCTGCCCTCATACAGAAGCGTGTCAGGCCACCCGCTCGCATCGCTGCTATAGATGAAGCATTTGAGCGTGGAACTCGCTACAGCCGCTGAAATGGCAATCCCGAGCTGGTCAATGCGCATCCGTTCCGCGACGAAGAACGGTGCCATCTCGACGCGGTTTGCAGCACCGGCAAGCGTGGTCGGTGCGCCACCATGGGGCGAGTTGTCGTAGTAGTTGTTGACGACAATGCCGCCATTGTTGGGGCTGGCCGCTTCAGCAACCGTCGTGATGATTTCATTCAGGTTGGCAGCATCACCACGGGCCGTTTCGACTTCGGCCACAACAGCGTCATAAGTTGCGATGTCAACAGCCGTTGCGCCACCGCCGATGACTGTGACGGTGATGGCATTCGATGGGAGCGCGCCGCCATCAAACAGTGCAATTATAGAACACTCGTTGTTGGTCCGAAGGTCAGGAGCCTCCGCAATTTGAATAAGCAAGGACGCGTCGACGTTCTGGCTTTCCCATTGTTTGTAAACGGTCCCACCAGATATTATTCCATTTGTCTCCCATGCGTATGTGAAGTTTTCACCTGATATTGGGTTGTTGGGTTCAAACTGGAGAAAAACATTCTGCGTCCCCAAGTTATGGGTAATCGTGAATGTCGTATCAGTGCTATTGCCAAGCGTGGTGGTGTAGCGGCCAACACCGCCGTCCGCCCCATCAGCCCCATCTGCACCGTCTGCGCCGGCAGGACCAGTCGCACCCGTCGCCCCGGTAGCGCCTGTTGCTCCAGTTGCGCCTTGTGGACCAACTAGCGACGCAAGCCACTCAACCTCTGTGCCGCTGTAGCCATTCGCCTGGGCAATCTGATACGCGGACAAGCCGTCTTCGCCATCAGCCCCATCTGCACCTGCCGGGATACTCTCGACTGCCGTCTTCAGGTTGGTGAAGTTGGCGTCGACCTCTTCCCATTCAAGCGGCGAACCTTTGGCCGCGCGGGTGGTAATAGATACCATCAGTTCACCTGCACAGTGTAGGTCTTGCCATTAGGCCCGGTGACCGTCTTGGGGCGAGCCTGAGACATCGAGAAGCCTTCGAGCGCCATTGCTAGGCGTTCCAGCCCCTGCATCACAGCGCCGTTACGCTCGTCCTCCATGTTCACCGGCCCAACCTCTGCCTTGTCCTTCATGCCCATCTTCAAAAGCTCAAGCTCGCGTGTTTGGGCCAGCTTCTCACGCTCAAGGGCAAGCTCTTCCTGCTTGATCGTGGCCTCAAACTGCATGCGCTGGGCCTCGACAGCCTGTGACTTCTCAAGCTCCGCCTGCTTGACGCGGACGTCGGCTTCCATCTGAGCCATTTCCTTGTCACGAGCTGCGGCCATCTTGGCTTGCTCAAGCTGCATCTTGGCCATGATGTCGGGCGACGGCTGACCGGCATTCTGCGCCATCTTCTGAAGCGCTGCGGCGACGTCTTCCTCGGTGATGTCAGGGAAATACTGGTCAGGAGCCTTGAGGCCAGAAGCGCGAACAATCTTCTTCATCGTGTTGAGGATGTACGGAATGAACTCCAGCGCCTTGTCGGTCATGCCGGCAGCAGCAAGCCGTTCAGCCGCCGCCATCTGGTTGCCAAGAATGTTCTGCATCATCAGCATGTCACGCTCACGCGAGCCTGTGCCGAGACCGATATCTACCGTCACGTCCATGTCCGCATTCCACGGCTTAGGATCGACAGGCTTCCATTCCTTGTTAGTCAGCCGGATCATCATCGGCTTGTCCTGGTGCTTGATGATAAGCCTCAGGAGAGCGCGGAAGACCTTCTTCCAGCCAAACTCTGCCATGTTGCGGGCGATCAGCTTAACCTTGCTGTACCCTGCGTCCTTGGCGTTGTTGTTGGCCGTGGCCGACTGGTTCTGAAGCACATCGGCATCGAGAGCCATGGACTGCTGCGAAACACCGGTACGGCGCGCAATGACCTCGTCCTGGTACCCAATCGCCTCAAACGCATAGTTGGCCACGAATGGCGTGATATGCGGGACAATCGGTGCAGAACCCTGCTTCTTGAGAATGACGCCACCGAACGAAGGGCTGGTGAGTTCATCCATGTTCAGGACGGAACCGCTCTCGACTTCCTTCTGTGGAAGGTTGGTCGCGTAGATGTTGTCGAGCGCCTGACGCTGGAGAACCGTCTTGACCTTCTGCGGCTCTATCGTGTCGTCGGCAATCGACTGGCTGTCGAAGCGGTGCGGCACCTTCTTGCACGGGATCGAGTAGAACATGGGTTCGTCGTCCCATACCTCCCAATCCAGCAGCGTGCCGCCTTCCGTCTTGCCGCCATAATACGCGCGGATGGTTTCAGCTTCACCGTCGCCGTCGACGTCAACCTGAAACTGGCATTCGTAGAGGTTCACAAGCTCCGTCGCCTCATCAGCCGCCGTGCTTTCGCCGTCCATGTGATCTTCGCCACGGCTGACCTGTTCCGGCTCTTCCAGCCTGGACGCAATCTGTAGCGACTTCACCTTATCGGCGTCGAAGCCCATCTCAAGCAGCTCGGAACGTGTCTTTTCCGTCCGATGGGCAAGGAAGCGCGCTTCTTCAATCGAAGCTGCATCAGGGTCGATGAAGAAATCCTCAGGCGGGATTACGTCGACCATGTAGCACTGTTCGTAGCTCTCACGCTTGATCTTGACGTCGTGTGTACCGTCGTCATTGAGCGTGTGAGCAAGAACCTCGACTTCTTCGCCATCGAGCAAGGCAGCAAGCGCCATGTCATCAAGGCCGGAATGGGTTGTGACCTCGGACTTGTCCTTTTCCTCGTGCCAGACCTTTACAATGGCATCACGGAGCAACAGCGCGTCATGCGTTGCCTCGTACAGCACCTTGTAGCCGTCGTTCTTCTTCCAGAACACATGGTTCAGCAGGAGCGTGGCATCTTCGGCAAATTGCACATCCTCGGGACCGGTCGGCTCAACGAGTGCTGTATCTTCAGTGGCCCCGAACACATCCATCAGGCCCGGCAGTATCCAGCCGATCGTGTCGTTGACATCGCGAGAGACGACGGACGAGCGGTTGGACTCTGCCGGCACGTCTTCCATCTTGCCTTCGAAGTACTCAAGCGCCTTCTGACGGCTTTCGGACAACGAAGAACGATCCGATCCATTGGCAAGACGGACCTCGCGCGCAATGATGGCGCGGATCTCGTCATCTGTCAGTTGTTTTGCCATTAGACCGCCTTGAAATTACGTTTGGGCAGCGTTTCAATCGTCGCCGCCTCATTCCCGCCCATGACGCCATATCGGAAGCTGTCGGCACCGTGCGACGCCCAGTCATGCAAAGGACGGCTCTTGAGAACCTGGTGTTTTTCATCGAACTCTGAGCGGTACATCCGCAGGCAATCTATGCCGCGCTTGCAGCCCTCACGGTCAAACCAGAAGCGGTTGAACCTCGTGCGAGCTGCGTTGATGCCGTCGTCTACCTCGTGGCGCGGGACGATCTCGCAAGTGAACCCACGACCTTCCAGAAACTGCTTTCGGCTCTTGCCAGTCTGAAGCTCTCGGGCCTCTGCGTCATGCGGCAGATAATGCCGGTGAACCGTGAACGGCAGCGCCTTGATCCAATCCACGTAATGGTCAAGACCAAAGCCGTTGTTCTCGTAGTACTTGATCCAGTGCCATTCCTTACCAACGATCTGGAATATCCAGATGGACATCATGTCGCCAATCCCGAGATCCCAAGAGGCGAACGTGTCTGCGGCGCGGTCATGCGGCACCGAACAAATGCGCTTGCCTGTCTCCGCCTCTTCGACATCCTTGCCGTAGTAAGAACCCTTCACGGCAGCGTCGAATGAACACTCGTATTCCTGCGCGTACTGTTCAGGCGTCATGGAGCGTTTTGCGTCCTCTAGCTCTGCCTGATCAATCGCGTTGGTCTGTGATGCCTTCAGCGTGGCCGAGAACCAGTCATCAGCGCCAAGAGCCTGCTGGTGAATGTCGTGAAAGGCGTTGCGACCTTTCGGAGTGCCGATGAACGTTGCCCAGCCCTTGCGGTCGGATAGCGCAGGACGGATAACCTCAGGCCATGCGCGCGGATCAATATCGCCCGTCTCATCAATGATGCAGCCGTCCAGATAAAGGCCACGAATGCGGTCGTAGTTCTCAGCGCCGTAAAGCCTGATGCGTGCGCCATTATGCGGGAACGTAACGCTTAGTTCGCTCTCCGACTTCTGAATGCCTGGGATAGCCGATGTGTATTCCTTGAGGTACGACCACGCCACGTCCTTGGCTTGCGTGTAGGTCGGCGCGACGTAGGCAAATCGCGGCTCACGGCCCTGATGTTCAATCGCCCGCTTGATGAGATCCATGATGCAGGCAACGGTCTTGCCACAACGTCGATGCGCAACAACGCTTGCCCAACGTTCCTTGCGATTGAGATACCCCCGGAATTGCTCACGAGGGACAATCTCGATTTCAAGTGTTGGCATCGCCGCCGATGACTACCTTGATGGACAGCGGGTTATCATCCTCATCGCCACCAATGACGCCCTGAGGAACCTTGCCATCCAGACGGTCAGCAATCTCCTTGATCGCCTGCACATCGCCGTTCATGGCCTTATCAACCAAAGCGTCAGCGACAGCACGCAGCTTGGTTGTTTCCTTGCCTTCGACCGCCTCTTTGATGGCGATATTAAGCATGTTGGCGAAGGATTTTTCCTTTGGCGGTCTACCAGCCATTTAAATTCACCTAAGCCTTTGGAATTATTTTCTACGGCCTCTAGTGCTTTGCCGTGATTACCCGCACTTGGCGGAATGGTTTTGCTCACTGGAGCGTCGGCAGCTCTATCACCATCACGCCGTCAGTCTCATCGACCGACATCTCAAGGCCGTTCTCTTCGGTCCTGTCGTCTATGATGGTAGAGAGCATGATGATTAAAGCCGGGGCGCCGTGTTCAGCTTCAAAGTCCAGGCAGCAAGCGAGCAGGTCTTCCGGCTGTATGGCCATCTATTCCACGTCCTGCGTTATCGCCGGGGCTTTGGGCTGGATGAGGGAGAGAAAGCCTTCGCGCCTGTTGCCTCCGATAGAGCAAACCTTGCCGCTCTTGAGGCGGACATCAATGCCCCAGCCGAGATCCTGGATATGCTCGATGCTGTCGAGGTTAAACCATTCCTGATCGGTGTACTTGAATAGCAGCATCAACCGGCATCCTGAAACGAGAAAGCCCCGCCATGCAGAAGCAGAGGGCGGGGCCGTGTTTGGTGTCGGGAAGGCGTTAGCGGCAGGTCTAGAACCCCGAGCGGTTAAGCTCCACCTTCCCGATCTGTGTTGACGCTATACGTCGAATTGGCTTTGGAATGTGCTAGCGCAAAAGTGCCCAGATCAACCACACAATGAGGTTGACGATGAGGACGGAGCCGGCCACGAGAAGATCAAGCAACCCCGATACAGCTTGCGCCCCGATATCTGAACCCGCGTCTGCGAGGAACCCTTTCCAGAAGATGAGGAAGGCAACGCTTGCTGCCGACAATGCAGCGGGGAGCATCCACCAACCAATCTCAATTGTCAGGGCCATATATGTCTCCAAGGTCAACTTGCGCTGTTCGCCTGACGGGGTATGTCAGAGCCGGCTCTCAGATAACCCCACTTGCATAAGCGAGTGCTTTTATCATCGCGCGTCCGGTTGCCCAGAGGGCAAATCACCATTGTTCAAATACATACCACTCTGGTTATAAGTTCGCAAGATCCCTCAGCTATAACGCCGAGCTTTCCCCATAGAAGCATAACCCCACAGTTCTGAAAGGTCGGTCAGCGCGTGCTTGAGATAGTCGGCATATGTCGTGCGCTCGCGATGCGATGCCCCAAGATCCGAAACGCTCACACCCTCCCCGCAGACTTTCTCAACTACGCCAAACGCACGAACACCAACGTGCATCTGCGCTTGCTTCAGCTTCAGACCGGCATCAATCTGTCGATCAGTGATAGGCTCACGAGCGCCGCCGCCGTCTACAGGCTCGCGTGTGTAGTCCATGGCACCAGCACCAGACCCGCCTAGCGCTTCCCATAGCTTGCGAAAGTGGTTTGCCGCCGCAAGCTGGCTTTGGTCGATGTGGCCCTTTGCTGCCATCATGGCGACAGGGCTTTCGCGGAGGTTTATTGCCACGCTGATCTTGCGCGGGTTGCCTGCTGCTCCTGCGTGGATAGGCGCGTAAAGCGGGTTATCAGCCTCTACGATGGCGATCTGTGACTTTAGCGTGCCAATGCCAAGGATCGGGCTAACGTTGACTGGCTTGCGCTTGCGTTGCTTCATGTCCGCTGCCTTTCCATGAACAGATATGCCAGACCGGCTTGAGACACGCCGCCGTGAAGAATGCCGAGGATGAAGGCCACATCTGGCCCCGTCTTCAGCGCAACCCACAGGAGGCTCAGAGCTGCATTAAGAACAAGCCATGCGACGATGTATTTTAGTATCCTGAGCTTCATTCGGCGTCTCCTGCGTTGAAGTACCAGTTGAGCTTACCCTCTGCCCGCATACGCTTGATCTTGCCGTGAGCGTGCAAAACGGTGGAATGGTCGCGGCCACCTAGATACTGGCCTATGCGATCCCAAGACAGTTCTGGGCGCTGCTCCTTCATCTCGTAGGCGACAATCTGCCGAGGCAGGACAAGCGGACGCGTCCGTGAGGCGCTCTTGAGCATGTGGATGTTGAGGTTATCGAAGCGCTGGAGAACTTCAGCCGCAATCTCATCAAGGGATTTGACGTTGGCGTCTTCCGGCGCCCGGCCTTCTTCCATAGCCAGCAGATACCGTCGATAGGTAACGACGTGATCGTTGAAATGCACTATGCCTGATGCCCAGAGCGGCTTAGGCTCAAGCGCAAAAGTGACCTTAGGCTTTGCGCCCTTCTCTCTTGTCTTTGCTATGCCGTAGTAGCGGCGCACATGGTCATCAAAGCGGATGTCCTGGAGGCACCAGAGAGGGCGCTTTCCTCTGTTGCGCGGGTCGATCAGCTTCGGCCCCTCTTGCCTCTGCACGGCCTTGTAAATGGGCTTGGCTTGGACACCGTAGATCCGCTTGCGGAGGGCGGCATAGCTCGCGATGATCTGCGCCTCGGTGGTGAAGTCTTTGTGTGGAACCATGCCCATTTTAGTTACCCTTACTCGGCGGGGCATATACGGCCCCTGTTGACCAGAACCATTTAGAGCCTTCGGGATACTTGCCCTTGCTCTGTAGGCTGTTGACGGCTTCGATGGAGATCGTGGCGATGTGTTGCCAGCCTTTGCGCTCCAGCGACTGCATCTCTTGCTCTTGACGGATGACGTGGTTCATTCGATGCCCTTCGGAACCATCTCAAGGTGAGCGGAAACCTTGGCCTTGCCGCCCACCTTCTCAACCATAAAACGGACACGGGCAGTGCACTCAGCATCAATGGTGCGGTTTCGCTCCACATACTCACATGCAGCTCTTGCAAGCTCGCTTTCCGTGAGGATCATTTCCTTGATCATTGCAGCGCCCCCCTCACAAGCCGGTTAACACGTTCAGACATGCGCGCGTCGGTGGGCGACTCCCATTCGCGCTTGTTCTGCTCTATGGCGCGGCGGATGTAGTCCTCTCGCGTCTCTGTCTTGGCGCTGGGGTTGTTTGTATCGGTGAAGGCTCCAGGCTTCTTTATCCACTCGGCCTTGAAACCCTGCCACCCTCGGTTCAAATGCTCTTCAGCAGCCGCTACAGCGTTTCCTGTCGCCTCATACTCCCGGAGCAATGAACGCGCTCCACGGGGTGTTAAAGGGCATTTCTTGCCGTTACGATGTGCGATGATGTCAGCGGCCAGCTCTTCGCCCAGAACAGGCGTGAATATGGCCATGATGGCTGCGCGGTCTTCCTTGGTCATGCTGCACCGCCTTTCAACCTGTCCAAAGCTACGGCATATTGACGGCGAAGCTTCATCAGGACGGAACCAGCCCAATTCTCCTTGGCGTGGTCAATGTCTGCGATGACCTGCTTCAATCCACGCTCACGCTCGGCAAGGATGGCGCGGGCAATCTCATGTTCAGCCATTGGCTGCGAGCCGTAGCTCATTGCCTCGTCATAAGCCTTAATCGCGGCTTCCATGATGTCTCTTGGTATTTCGCTCATGATGCCATTGCCTCCTCGTTCCATTCCAACTCCACCTTAATCATCCCGTGCTTTTGAACGGGGCCGCGTGGAGCGATTGAGATTGACCATTTGCTGTCATCGATCCCGACAGCCTGGGAAATTCCATCGGCCGAAGCCTTGAGGGATGCGATGATGTTGTCCTGATCGCGCCCTCTGTTGTCAGGAGGAAAGACCACGTAGCGAACTGACAAAGCGCTTGCGTTGATCTTGCCAATGCCAGCCTCTAGGGTGGCGTAGTATGCGTCCTGCTTGGCCTTCTTCTTCGCCTTGGCGAGCTTCGACCAATGCACCCGGCTATTGGGGCTTAGGGTCTTGTCAGGCCACGGGAGGAAAACGGTTGCCGTGTTCATTAGCGGCGCTTCCCATCGACTAGGGAGACGATTTCCTCGGCATAAGGCACGATAGAACCGGCCTTGATTTCGGCCATGACCTCACGCATAGCTTTGCGGAGATTGTCCTTGCTCTGAGGCGTGTAGTGACGGAGAGACGAGCCTGCCGCTCTCAGGATGTGTTCAATGTGGGCGTCTGTTCGATCGATCACGTAGGCTCTCCCCCGATCTTGAACATCTCCCGGCAAAACTCGTTCAACTGCTGCCGCGTCCGAATGCCGGCCAGGATCTGCGCAACGTAAATGCGGGTAACGTCGATGGCCTGACCTTCAGCTAGCCCAGCCTGAACGCTGCCTGAGAAGATCCACGAGACGATCTGAACGTCCGAAAAGACTTCGCCGCCGCAATTCTGATTACTTACGATGCCAATTGCCGCCGCTTTCAAAAGCGTGTGGTCTGGCTCTTGAGCGAATGCCGGGACAGCAGCTAGGAGGAAGGCGAGAGCGTACTTGATCATGATGACCACCCCTTGCGAATGAGTGCTGCCGCTCGCCTAAACTTGCTCTCCCACATGCTGGCGTGATTACCCTCGTGGGCTATCCCTTCCACCACCTGCGCGCAGCGTTCGCGCTCTTCCATAATGGCTTCATAGACGAGCGTGCGAAGGTATTCTCGGTCTTCAAATGGCAGAACACGAAACCGCCGATCGTGCGCCAGGTCCGAGGCTTTGACGTAGGCCGCTTTTTGGCCGATGGTCTGCTCGCTCATTCGTCCCGCTCCTTGAGCTCTGGCGCGATCCATTCGCAGAGATCCGCACCCCAGTCCCTAGCCTTCAAAGCCAGTTTGAGCCGCCATTCGAAGGGCAGCCATCTCACGAAGACGGGCGGTTTTGGCCCGGAACTCTGCGTGTTCATCTCGGAGCTTCCTCAATTCTTCCGCCGTCTCGTAAAGCTCCATCATCTGGAAGTGCTTCACCGTCTGGCTTTCGTTGTTCCACCATCCCCTTAAGCGGCGCTCCGTCCATTTGTTCTCGGGATCGTCGCGATGTGGGAACCTCTTGCTCAACTCACGCCACGCGGCGTAAATCATCTCGTTTACTCGGCGCTTCCCGCCGATCTGCTCGACCAGGAAGTTTGCGACGGCTACGTCTGACATGTGCCGTTCCTTTCCCTGTTTTAGCGATCCCGTACGTACGGGATTTTCATCCGCCATCTTCTGAAGCTCCTGTGGTTCAAATGTCCTCGTTGAAAGGACGACACCGATGAACACACAGGACGAAACTCAACTTGACTGCTTTGTCTCACTCGGAGACGCCTTCTTGCTCGTGGTTGCCGCCACTTGCGGAAGGGCTTTGGAAAGGGTGCTGGCGACGGCACGGGAGGAGGAGGACCGCCGCCAGCTAGTCATGCGCAAGGGAGGAGGTGCGCACGACCGGGAGAATTAAACGTTGGCAACAACGAAGGCCGAGCCGTCATCCAGCACCACAGGCCCGTGACCTGTGAGGTGATCGTGCATCGCCATCATTGCGTTAGCGAACCAGCCGACCATGTTTTCTTCCGTGTCAAATTGGCCCCACGGGTTCTTTTCGTAGTACGCGAGGCGCGTTTCCATGTAGAATTTAGCCCACGCCGCTGCGTCAGGATTTGTGTGAATGCTCATGTCGTAATCGCTCACTTGCCGTCCTCCGCGTTGAATTTCCTGACATGGCCCTCAAGCTCGATCTGAAGCTGCACGATGTCGATCTCCGGCTCACGATGCCGAAGCCAAACCCAGATGATCAGGGCTGCGAAGGCTGCTATCCCAAGAGCGCCGACGTACAGGACGCCAACGAATGGGCTTAGGAGAGCCAGGACAAAGGCGGATAGGCCGATAGCTCGGGTCATCAAAACCACCCGAAAAAGTCAGACATTGCCAACAGCAGAAGTCCGATGAAGTTAGCCACGATGAGAAACTTTTGAATGCGGTTCATCGTGTGCCTCCTTTGCGCTTTGCGTACTGAGCCACGAATTCCTCGTCCTCTAGACGGCGCTCCTCTTCTGTAGGGCGCGGGAGAATGAGAAGGATCATCACGGAAAAGACGATGGAGCAGGTGAGGAATGCGAGAAGGATGCTCATGTCAGACCACTCCAATTGTCTTGAGGATTGCGATAAGGGCCAGGAGGGCGAGAGGCGCCCATATCCACCAGTCGGAACGGGTCATTACGCGTCTCCTTCGTTCTGGTGCGGCGCTTCCGTCCGCTGTTCGGCCTTGGCCTTCTCAATGATGGAGGCGAAGGAAATCTGGCGAATGGCCTCTATGCGGATGCGGCGCTCTGATCTGTCTAAGTGCTTGGGAGTGGGAGGGATCATGCTGCTACCCTTGCCTTGCTCTGGAGAGACTGGAGAGCGTCAACGACTTCGGGGATCTGGTCAGGCCAAATCCACCAAACGGGGAACGCATCCTCGTCGCGAGCGCGCTGGAAATGCGCGCCGTTGTGGCACCTGCGCCCCTTCGCATCGAAGCACATGGCGGTGAAGTGATGGCCGCGCCAACCTTTCGTCTCGCCGTGTTCGGTGTTGTTGTAATCGTTGTGGCATGTGAGCCAGCTAGAGGCTCTGCTTACCCACTGCTCGAACGTATCGAACTGCTGGGTGCTGAACGGTGCCTGCAAATGTCCACTCATGTCCTAAACCCTCTCAGCGCCTCGGAGACACGGCCTTGATTGACGTTGAAATGCCTGCCGATATCGACCTGCGTCATCGTCGGGTTGTCTCGTGCAAACTTCCGTATGTTCGCTGCCTTCTCGTCCGTCATCGCGTCAGACGACTTGGGGGCCTTTCGCTTTGGAGCGCGGCGCGTCAACTGGTGGGCCAAGCGCTCTATCTCTGGAATGCGATGCATGTCGGCTATCTGGAGAAGCCTGTCGCGGATCTCTGGAATTCTCATTCCGCAGCCTCCTGCAAGGTGTTCAACCGTTTCCTCGGGAAAACTAAAATGTTGTGCAGTTCAATCTCTCTGAGGATCTCTGCTTCGATGTCGAGAGGAGCGCGAACGTTGTCACGGAGACGGGGCAAAGCCCTTTTGCGGCGTCTCTCCGCGTCATCTGCGCTGAGAGCCATCACCTCAGGACCGATAATGTCCCGAAAGGTTTCGCCAGACGTCAGTCTGGATATGTCCGCTTCTACCAGCCCTTCAAAGTGGAACCACTCACCATGCGAGTGATGGGCCTTGTATCGATGGTGCAAAGCACGCTCCAACACATGTTCACCCTCTGCGTGGTAGATCACGTCCAGCTCGAATGGACTCCAGTAGCTCATCTTCTCGACACGAGACTCGATCATGGAAGTGCAGCCGACCTTGACTGGTCCTCGCATCCCAACAGGGCGAACGAAGTAAACGTGCTTGATCACTGCGCGGCCTCCGTCACAGACACGCGCTGCTCGGTCAGCCATTCAAACGTCACACCTGTAAAGCCACGATCCTTGCTTGCCTTGACAACGTTCGGCCAATGCTCGGGAGCGATGCTGTTACGGCGGCGCATTTGCCTTGCTGCCTCGTATCCGCAGCCAACGTCAGCCGCGAATTCGGCGATGGTGGGCCACTGATCAATCAGGGCGGGGATGGATGAAGGTGTGTTGCTCATGGTCACAACGTACAAAACGTACGAAGCGATTGCAAGAAAAATCGTACACACTGGACGATAATTTTACGCGATAAGGCGGGGATGATGAAACCGAAGCATCGATTGAAGCAGGCGAGAGCTGCGGCAGGCTATGAAACGCCTTCCGATGCTGCCCGCGCGCATCCTCGGGACATCAATGTCAACACCCTAATTAGCAACGAAAACGGCAACCGGGATATCTCGCGGAAGGCTGCGGAGAAGTATGCCAGGATCTTCGGCGTAACCGCTGGCTGGCTTCTCTATGGCGAGGATGTGACGGCAGTCACAGCACAACCGGCTAAAATTGGGGGTATTCCAGAAGTGGAACAACCTAATGCCGGTGCACCAAAAAAAATAGTTGCGGGTCTCGCTAAAATACCCGTTTATGGTCAGGCAGTGGGGGGCGTTGACGGGGAATTCGTCATGAACGGGAGCTTGCTGTACGAGGTGCTTGCGCCTCCAAACCTTTCCGAAACAAGCGGTGCTTACGCGGTTGTTGTCTCTGGAGACAGCATGTCGCCGCGCTATGAAGACGGGGAAACTGTCTTCGTGGACCCAAAACGACGACCAAAGCGCGGCGATTACGTCATCGCGCAGATCCGTTTGGAGGAGAACGGGCCACTTCTCGCTTACGTGAAGAAGTTCACGCGCCACAATGCCGAGGAGCTAGTTTTGGCTCAGTTCAACCCGGCGAAGGAATTGCGCTTCCGATCTGAGAACGTGCATTCGGTTCACGTCGTTGTCGGGATGCTTTCGGGCATTTGAGCGTTCGCGCGTTTATATAATCTCTACCTGTAGTTATCTTAACTCTTAAGTCCCTGAAGGATTGAGAGGGAGGGCTCCAGCCAAAGCTTCCCCCTACCCCATGGAACTAAATCCATGAGGCGGGGAAACCTTGGCATGTCCTGAAGGCCCGAGCCGGGATGGGACACATACCAGGCATGGGCGTTACCCATGACCGTCCTGATTTTCTGGCAGCGCACTTAAGGACTTTCGCTTCCCGCGCCGTGGGTTTCACCAGCTCGGGAATTGCACCCGGTCGCCCACTGAGTCGTACAAGTAATCCAAAAAAAAACGCTCCGCAAGCAGAAATCGTACAAAACGTACTTGACCTGCGATCGTACAAAGCGTACGTTGGGTTCATCAACGCAGCACGAAGAAGCCAAGGCCGATCTGCTGCGGAGAGGTCCAACGAAAGGGGGACGCCATGTGAACCGCAGCGCGGGGCGCGCAGGGCCGGAAGAAAAGGCACCGGACCGAGCCGGATAGCTCTCGGATAGAAAATCTAGGTTTTAGATCCGCATACGTCCTGAGCATGACGCGAAACTGCTTCCACCAATTCAGATGCACCGGGGCCAGTTCCCCGGCAACCACAACCGAGGAGCAGGCAGATGAGAAGCATTCACGGAATTGGGATTGGAGCAATCCTTTCATCGATGATGGCAGACGCCGCAATGGTTAACTCCATCAGGTCTGTTCCGATGGCCGACTTCAGCAAGCCGAAGACCCACCGCACCGGCAAGAAATACCCCTTCAGCAGCAAGCGACAGAACGACCGTTTCGCCCGCCAGTTGGCTGCCGGCAAGGTCAAGTTCGCCCCCTAACCATTCCAAAGCAGGAAGCCCCGCCTCTCCTGCACAACGTGAGGAACAAGACATGATGGAACACAACAAGGATATCAACGAAATCCTGCTGTGTAAGGTCCACGAACTTAATTGTTCTGCGGACGCAATTCGCAGCCTTGATATTTCGGAGGGCGACAAAGCTCTTGCTCTGCTCGGGCAGATTACGGACCTGTTTTACGCATCTCATGCGATAGCAAGCGCAAGTGCGGATGCAACGCAGGGTGCCGGTCATGAGCAATGATAAGCACACGCCTTTGCCGTGGGTCGCGAATGGCCGCTACATCGGCACCCCGAACCACCTGAGCTACGTCGGGGAAGTGCGCGACGAGAACGGCAATTGGAGCGACACGGTCAAGTCTCGTGGAGACGCCGCTTTCATCGTCCGCGCCTGCAACAGCCATTACGAGCTGCTGGACTGCCTGAAAGAGGCCCGTAGGCACATCAATGGCGCAGATATTGACCTTGGCTACATCGATGAGGTCATCGCCAAAGCTACCCCCTCCCAAGCCTAACCATTCCAAAGCAGGAAGCCCCGCCTCTCCTGCACAACGTGAGGAACAAGACAATGGACCCCGAACGTAAGAAGACAATCAACGGCCACGAAGTCTGCGAGTTTTATTGGGCCGGGAAGATGGTCGTTTACATCAACCATCACCTGACACCCGAGACGTTTCCCGCCGCCTGCGAGCGTCTTGCCTCGCTGAAAGATGGCGAAGACCCGCTGAAGTTGCCCGAGGATCACGCCGCCTGATCTCACCAAGGAGAAGTGCCATGCACAGCGTTTACGTCCTCGTCCTGCTCAATAGCGACGGATCGATCAAGGAAATGATCTCCGCGCATCCCAGCAAGTCGCTCGCTGACAGTGCCGAGCGGTACTACCGAACTTACACGCTCACCGGCTGGAACAAGCCCGATACCGACATCATCGAAACCACCTTTGAAGCGTGAGGAGAAGTGCCATGCCAACTCCCAAGGAAATCGAAGTTCTCGAAAACCTTAGCCGGTCGCTGTCTCATCTCAAGGGCCAGTACTTGATCGCTGGTGGAGCCGAGAACAGGCGCGATCAGCTCACCGTCTTTATCAACGCCTCCATGAAGGCCATTGCTCAATTGGCTGATGAAGCTGGAGCCGATCCGCTTGTCGCCATCTACAGCCTCGACAGCGTGTTGCAGGATCTGGCCGACAGCTTTGTCGATGCCATTGACGCCGAGGAAGCGGGTCAGCCGGATTACAGCCGGCCCTATTCCACGCTGTACGTGCAAGGAGGCTCGGTAGTCGGATGAGCGAGTGTTTTCACACTGACAAAGAACACTTTTGGGATGCTGTGGCATGCAAGAGTTGCGGCGCGTTCATGACTGACAGCGGTTGGGGCATTGCTTCAAACCGCTGGTTTAAAGGCAGGGCTGAAGCTGAGTTCTATAAGGAAAATGGGCGCTTACCTGAGGGGAGCGCCGATGACCTGGAGAACAGCATCGCCTCCCTTAAGGAGGAGAACGAGAGGCTTCGGAAGGCGCTGAAAGGCTGCAAAACGCACATCGCTGGATTTCATCTGAGGGATTTGGACCAAGCTCCTGCGGTGCTGTCTGAGTTCAATAGCGAACTGCAGCGAATTCATCGGCTTGCGTGCGCCGCGCTGGAGGAAAAGCCATGAGCGAGCGAGATTTCATCCTCTACCGCAACGCCACCCTACAGCTCGCAATGGCAGGTATCGGAGCGCTCTTCCTGTGCTTCGTCTGTCTGGCCGCTTACGCAGAACCAGCGCTGAAGCAATACGCGCTCGAAACTCAGGAAAGTGACGCAAGATGGTAACGCACAGGGAAGCTGTCAAAGCCGCTGTGGATGCTGGTGAGATCGCAAATAACATGGTTGGCGCTGACGGCACGTCGAAAGACGAGGTCGATGCCTTCCTCTTCAAGGCAATGCTCGGTGCCTATCTCGACGCCCGAGGGCTGGTGATGGTGCCGCGAAAGCTGATGGAAGCGATTGCGGAAGGCTACCACGTTTCGTGCGCATCGGACACCTACATCTGCGTCGAAAACCCGGATTTCAAGCCCGATAATGGATCTGACGTGAACCTCGTTTTTGACCTTGGCGACGACCCGTTCGGAGACGCGCCATGACCTCCGGCTTTGAACGCAAGATGCTTCACGTCCGTTTGGATCAGGCATTGAACGAACGCCGTCACGCCCATTTCAAGCGCCGTTGTGGAGACGCAGCAGGCTTCAAGTGGGGCATGGAAGACGCCCGCTTTTACCTGCTCATGGCAAGACAATGGAAGCCGAAAGTTAGCCATCCGAACTTGGCAGCGCTTCCCCTCACCTATCCGAAGATTGAAGCCAACCAACGCTTGGAGGCAGCAGAATGAGCAACTGGCAACCAATAGAGACGGCTCCGACCGGCCAAAAAGTGCGGCTTGGAAAATGGTATTTTGCGTTCGACGGCAAGCCAATATGGATGACGTCCGCTGCAATTGCGTACGAAGCCACGTTCTTTGGCCTTTCAAAGCGGGCGACCTTTTACGGCGATGAATACACTCACTGGATGCCCCTCCCAAGCCCACCGGAGGCCCCATGACCACCTTCTGCGTCGATTGCCGCCATGTCCACGAGGACAGCCGCAAGCGCTCTCCGACGCAATGGCTATGCAACAGACACAAGCGCCTTGAGGGAATGGGCTTCGTCCATCCGCAGTACTGGACCAACGAAGAGCCGTTCCTCAAGTGCCACCAAGTCAACGGCGGGGCCTGCCCGCTCTTCGAACCTAAGGAAGACGCAAATGCTGAATGACGCACAGAAGAAGCTTTTGAGCGACAAGCTCGACGCCTCGCACGTCAAGCCACCATCCCAATTCGGGCCGAAGGGCGATTACCTTGAGGGGTGGCATGTAATATCCGAGGCTAACCGGATCTTCGGTTTCGACGGCTGGTCCTACGAAGTCATCAGCGCCACGGCTGTTGCTCAGGAAGCCCGCAAGATCGGCAAGGCGCAGAAAGACGGCTGGGGCGTCACCTACACGTCCAAGGTACGCGTAGAGGTTGCCGGCGTCTACCGTGAGGATTTCGGCGCTGGTCATGGCTATGACGTTGATCTGGGCCTCGCTCATGAGAGCGCCGTGAAGGAAGCGGTCACAGATGCCCTTAAGCGGGCGCTCCGCACGTTCGGCAATCCGTTCGGCCTCGCACTTTACGACAAGAGCCGCGCCAACGTGGAAGCCACTCCAGAGCCAAAGCCAGCGGTTTACAATTCACTCGTTGCTGAACTGCGCAAGGCCGTTGTCGCTGCCGATGTTGGCCGCATGTGGCGCGATCAGGAATTCATCGATCTGCGCAAGTCCATGCCCGAGGAATGGCAGGCAAAGCTTCAGGATGAGGCCACGAAGATTGGCAACAACCTGAAGGCCAAGGAAGCAGCAAACGACACCGTCAAGGACATTCAGGACGCCTTTCCAGGCTCCACCGTCAAGGACGAACGGATCACAGACATCTCAGGCCGTGAGCTTGAATATCAGGAGGCAGGCGAATGAAGGCGATTGTTATTTCAGGCGGCATTGGCAAGGACGCGGTTCTGCGCAGGACGCAGGACGGTGAAGCGATCCTTGGCTTCTCAGTGGCCGTTGATGATGGGTACGGCGACAAGAAGCGCACGATCTGGTTCGACTGCTCTGTATGGGGCAAGCGCGGCGAGAAGCTGGCCGACATGCTGACGAAGGGAACCAAGGTTTCCGTGTCTGGCGAACTCAGCACACGCGAGCATGAGGGCAAAACCTACCTCACGGTTAGAGCGGACGGGATCACAATCATGGGCGGCGGCGAGCGAAAAGAGCGCAGCGCGGACGCGGTCAAACAGCGCGTCACAGAACGCAACAGCTACCACGAAGATCTCTCGGACGATCTGCCATTTTGAGGTGAACCATGGCCAGCAAGCGCGAGAAGGCACCACACGTTGAAGTCATCCTAACCCCGAAAGGGCTGCGCGGATTGACGCTCTACGATGCCGAGCAACTGGCCATGTCAGCGCCGGGGAAGACGTTCCAGCTCGTGCCTATGTCGAAGCGGTCGAACAAGCAGCTCCGCACCTACTGGAAAGCGCTTGGGGTGGTCGTGAAGGCAACGGACAAGTGGGCATCGCCTGAGAACCTGAGCCGCGATCTGAAGGTCAAGCTTGGGTACTACACGCCAACCGTCAACGCCTTCACCGGCCAGATGGGCTTCGACACTGACAGCATCGCTCTCAACCAGATGTCGCCGGAAGAGTTCCGCACCTTCATGGACAGAGCAATGGCGGCAATCACCGAGGCCGTGGGCTTCGACCCAATGGCATTCCTAGACGAAGATCAACAAGCCGGGGCGGACCAAACGAGGGTTAGCCGGCAGGCGGATGTGGGGAGACCTGCATCCGCCAACAATAGAGGGTGATGAGCATGAGCGAAGGAAGCAGCCGCCCACTTGATGAAGACATTGAACGCGTTTTGTGTGTTCGCGATGAATGCACCTACGTGATCAAGAACATGCTTCGCGGCAAGTATCCCGGCATTACGACACCTAAAGTTCGCCGCCGCCTTATCGCATTGGAAAGGGCCGGATTGGTCAAGAGAGTACCAAACCCATACAGCGCCGTTCACCAGCAGTGGAGCCTAGTATGACCTTCTCCCAAGAGCAAATCGAAGCCCTCAAGGCAGAAGCCCGCCTTCACCCGCACATGCGTCTAGGATCATTCGTCCAGAAGCTTGAACGCAGAAAGCGCCGTGAGGAACGGGAAAAGGCCAAGGAAGCAGACAAGCCGCTGTGGTCGGCATTCCTGCACCTCATGGGGAAATCGTCATGAACACACGCATCATTGAAGAGCGCTCAGACCGCATCGTGATTGAGCGCACCGTGTTGCAAGCCCTGTCGGTCATCTTCGTGGACAAGCGTGTGACGCTTCCGAGAGTGACGATGCATGTCAAAGCATTGGAGGAGCGCAATGGCCTTTGAGATCCGCAAAATGCCGATGCAGTCGTTTCCAAAGCAGAAGCCGGCGAAGAGCAAGGACTATCTGTCTTTCCTTCACAAGCTGCCGTGCGTGGTCACTGGAGCGTCAACGGTACAGGCCGCTCATGTGTCGTTCGCGGCACCTCGATACGGTCACTACGGACGCGGCAAGGGAACGAAGGCACCGGATCGTTGGGCGTTGCCCCTGTCGCCCGATGAACACGCAAAACAGCACTCCATGAGCGAGGCGCGGTATTGGGGACACGTCGATATCAACCCGCATCTCTTGGCCCTGACGATCTGGGGGCTATTCACAGACATGGGCTATGATGCGGAACCCTTTGCCATCGCTGTTATCAACCAATATCGCCAGGAGGCGGGACGATGAGTGCATGGAAATACGAAATCAAATACGGCCCGGAAGGTGAGACAGATTACGCTTGGATCTACAAGGGCGATCTATTCGTTGCGACCATGCGCACTCATCATGCGGTTGAGATCGTTCGCGCCCTCTCAGCCTCACCGGCTGGCGTGGTGAAGCGGATCGAGCCGACATACACGCAGGCCGAATATGATGAGGTCTATGAGCTTGGAAAGCGTGACGGGTACTCTGAGGCTGTCCAGCAGATCGACCAGTTAACCGGTGGCGACGGCGAATACCGTTATTGCTCCGACCACGACCCGGAGCGCCACACCCCCGGCCCCGCTGAGATGATCCAGCGCATCGTTGACCGCTTCGAAACGCTGAACCTTATCGACGATGCATCCAAGACTGGACGCGATCAGGAATGGGGCATGAGCGTCATCGAACCGGCTGGCCCGCAGTGCTGCATGTGCGGCAAGAAGGGGCTTTCGACTGTCGAAGGCGACGGCGGGACCGAATGCGAGCTTTCGGATGGCCGATGGGTTTGCAGCGTTGAATGCTGGGACCGGGCAGTCGAACCGGCTGGCGTGGGGGTGGAGACCCCACCACCCTCATCACATTTGGTGGGGCCTCCCAAGTGGCGCGTTTTCGAGGACGTAACTCATGGCTGGTGGGGCATCGAGGAAGACATCCACGACGGCAACACAATCCTCTACCCGAAGAAGATGAACCGCGAGCCCTTGGACGAGGTAGTCCGCGCTCATAACGCTGCCCTTGCCGTCGGCAGCGGAGGACGCCCGATGAAAAAGGTACGCGAGGCGGCTAACGCATACGTTGCTGAGAGCGGCTTTGAACACAGCGGAGGCGTTATAGAGACAGCCTTCGAGGCTGGCGCGTGTTGGGCGACAGAGTGTTTATCTGCGCCGTACGGGTATGTTTTCGGTGGGTGCACATTCCTGCCTAACGGTTCACCCCTGGTGACGGAATATGTCGCAGCTCACAGCCTACCAGTCTTTTTGCAGCCATCAGAAAACGTGATGGAAACGTTTAAAGAGGTCGTGGCCCAAAAAATCGGTGACGACAGCATACCATCGCCTCAACCGAGGGCGGCTGTGTCCCTCACCAAGGAGGGCGAACAATGAGCATGGAGCCGGTAGCGTGGGCATACAAGTTCAAAGGGAAAAGCCCGGTTCTGACGGACGAGAAGAAGGATTGGGCGGTCGGCAGCAGCAAGTGGACTGAGGAACCCCTCGTCCGTCTCTCCGACGCAGAGGCAAGGATTGCGGAGCTTCAAGCCAAGATCGAATGGCTTGAGCTTGAGGCCGAAGGACACGACAACGGAAAGCGTGATCTGGCGGAAGTCCTGAACTGCGCCGACGAGCCTCGTTGGAAGCACATGCGCCTTGAGGCCGTGAAGCTCAAGGCCCGCGCAGAAGCCGCAGAGGCGCTGCTGAAGGAGGCGGGGGAAGCGCTGGAGCCGTTCAGCATGATGGCCGGCGAACTGTTCGCACGAAATTGGGAAGATAACGGCGTCGTCGTGATGTTTGACGAAGCACACAAGCTCACGTTCAAGGACTTCCGCGCCGCCCGCGCCATCCATGACAAGATAGGAGGCAAGGATGAGTGATCTGAAACCGTGCCCGTTCTGCGGCGGGGAAGCTGAATTCGCAGTCGGCAAAACCGGAGACGGTAAGGACTGGCACTACATTGAGTGCAACGACTGCGGAGCGACAGGCCCAAACATCAAATATGCGGCCCACAACCTCTGGGTAAAGGAGGCCAATGCCGAAGCTTGGAACCGTCGCGCCCTGAAGGAGAAGCCATGACCCTTCCAAACGAGATCGGGGATGACGAACTGATATCGCTTGCCGAGGCCGCAAAAGTGTTCTTCCGTGGCAGGCTCACGAAATCATCGCTTCAGACCGAAGCCAGGAAAGGCAATTTGGAAGTCATCCGCATTGCCAACAAGGATTTCGTGACACGCAACGGGATCAACAGGATGATTGAAAAATGCCGAGGAAACGCGCACCGGCCCGACTCTGGCTCAGGCCAGACACAAGAACATGGGTCATCAAAGATGGAACCGCCCGCATCAGCACGGAATGCGCTGAACACGATCTTGAGGCAGCGCAAAGAAAGCTCTCCGAACACATCGCCGCCAAATACGAGCCGCAGCGCGGAGGTTCTGCGGCTGCGGTAACTGTCGGTGACGTCCTGCTGATCTACCTTCAGGAGCGATCAGAGAGGACAGCAAGGCCAAAAGAGACGGAAGCCATGATTGGCCGTCTGAATGACTTCTGGGGAGATATGACCGTTTCGCAGGTCAAGGGTGCCACCTGCCGGGACTATGTCAAGGACAGGGGCAACGAAGGAGGCGCTAGGCGCGATCTGGAGGTCTTGCGGGCTGCTGTGAACTACTACGCAGCGGAATATGATCTGGATTACATTCCGAAGATTACCCTTCCGCAAAAGGGCGAGCCGCGCCAACGGTGGCTGACGAGATCAGAAGCCGCAGCGCTGATCAGAGCCGCTAGGAAGACGACGCAGCACCGGCACATCATCAGACTGATAATCATCGGGCTCTACACCGGAACGCGCCTGGGGGCAATTCTAGACCTGCAGTGGATAGCAAACACGACCGGCGGGTATGTGAACCTAGAAACAGGCGTCATGTATCGCAAGGCGGATGGCGAGAGAGCCGCGCATAACAAGCGCAGGACGCCGGTTAAGATGCCGCGCCGCCTGATCCGCTTCCTCACGTACTGGAAGGCAAAGGACCAAGGCTTGCGGTATGTGGTGCACTACGGTGGGGAAAGCATCGACAAGCCGCACAAGGCGTTCAGAGCGGTTAGAAAGGTGGCGGGTCTGGACGGTAGCGTTACGCCTCACGTCCTACGACACACCCGCGCAACGTGGCTTGCACAGGCAAATGTCCCGGCTGGAGAGGCCGCCGCATCGCTCGGGCTCACAGAGCAGGAATACGAGCGGACCTATTTGCATCATAGCCCAGAGTTTCAGAGCAGGGCGGCGGATGCTTACTAATCGGTCCGCAATCGGTACGGGAAGCGCGTAGCCCAAAAATGGGCAAGCAGTGAAAATCGGGAAATGTTATTATAATGCAATGGCATAAGCTGGTCGGAGTGGCAAGATTTGAACTTGCGACCCCCACGTCCCGAACGGCGGATGCTGCGACAAAACCCAGCAAATCTGGAGCGGTCGGACGGCGTTTGTTCTTGTCCGTTCCAGTTTTGTCCTTTGAAACGGTACGGAAAAGGTCCGCAGATGACGAAAGTGAAGACAGGTCGCGCTGGTCTGGTGACGGAGGCAAATCTTGCCATCCTGCTCGACTGCCCGGTTGACCACGTCGCAGATATCGCCGCAGGAAGGGTGAAGCCTACACCACGCGAGAGCGCAATCATTACGCTGTGCAACACGGCGCGGGAAGCCGTGTTGGAAAGGGCCATGTCGCCATTGTCCGAAAACGAATGGCGAGTGATCCCAGGTTACTCGAAATACGAGGCCAGTGTTTCGGGAACGGTTCGCAGGGCGAGATATGGCCACGGCTCGCAGGCTGGCAAGGTTCTAAAGCCTAAGGTTGCCAAATGGGGCCACCTGTACGTCAACCTATCGAATGATGAAGGCGAGATCAAAACAGTCGGGGTGCATGTTGCCGTGTGCCTTGCGTTCCATGGTCCGCAGCCATCCCCTGCGCATATCGCTTGCCACGACAATGATATCGTGACCGACAACACTCCCGGCAATGTCTATTGGGGAACGCACAGCAAGAACGCTTTGGACAGGGAGAGGAACAAGAGGGCTGAGGCTTCAGGCGCTAGGCGCGCTCATTGGCCGAACATCTACGGCCCTCCGACGCTGTCTCAGTTGAAGCGCTGGACACATGCTAAAATGGCGGCGGCAAAGTCTGCTGCGTGACCGCCGCTGCGTATACGGAAAACCTAGGAAATGCGCAATACCCGCCGTGCCTATCTCGTAAGTTCGTGCAGATTTTTGTAGAACGTGACGAGAACAGGCAGGCACGGTTGCCACACGGCTGACACACGAACGTTCAGGAGATGTTCTGATGAAAGAAAGGTATTCCGACATGGAGCGCAGGCTTGCCGAGCAGATGGGCCGGCTGGCGATGTCTGCATTCTACGGCACAACGACGAACACGGCTAAAGAACCCGACGAGCCACTAACCACAGAAAAGCTGCTGGAGATGATGGCGATGATGAAGGACCTACCGCCAGCGCCTCCGAAGATCCGGGCCACCCCGGATTACATATTCCCTCAAGAGCATTACGCGGACGAGGTGGCGATCATTCCGCACCATCCAGCGCACACGCTCTTTGCCAAGGCTTTTGCACCAGACGCGCCGACAGCTACAGTCATGAAGGCGGGTGAGAAGAAGCGGCCAGATGGGACGTGCTATCAGATCGGCGATACTGTCTATGTGCCTTCGTCTATGGCGTCGAAGTTAATTCGATAGCCCCCTAACCCCTTCCACCCTTCGCCATAACGGAGAGAGATGATGAGCAAGATCCCGAAGGACATAGCAGAGAAGGCTTTCGATGCCGCCGCGACCTATGCGGCAGAGGACTGCATCAGTGATCTGGAGAAAGCCATCGTTGCCCTGCTTATGGGAGAGCGGGAGAGATGCGCCAGGATCGTTAAAGAAGCTGGAGAGGTCGACTTCGGTGACGCCAATGTTTCCGAATGCGTTGCTGAATACGCAATAGAGGCAATCATGAAGGGAAGCGCAGAATGAGCGAGATAGAAGAGGCAGTGGCACGGGCCATCAAAGACGCGTTGCACAGCCAGGATATTTACACATACGAGAACGGGGATAGCTTCAAAGCTGACGGGTTCATTGATGTGGGACAGGTCGCCCGCGCCGCTATTGATGCGTATGAGGCCGCGAAAAGGGGGGGCGAAGAGCCTTACGTCACGCGCGTTGAGAACGGCGTGACGTACTGGTCAAACGGGCTTTGCTCTCAGTCTGTCCCAGGCTCGAAAGAGTTTGCCGAGGCGCAGCTCACGGCGCTTCAAGAAGCCTCAGCAGCGATCCCTGATCTCATCAGGGGCCTGAACCCATTCGATGACGAACCGACTAGGTTGCGGTCTTACGAGGCTAAATGGGAGCCAACCTCAATGATTGAAGCTAGTGATGTCGACACTAAAACATATACTGTGACGTTCAACCCAGGCCAAATAAATTGGGCTGGCAACGAGATGCGCGTGATTACGCCCGATACGGAGCGCAAGCCATGAATTCGCTCACAATACGTCTCGCCACTCTATCGGCGTTTGCAATGGTGATTGGTGTCGCTTTATGGGAGGCTTGGGAATGGGTGATGTGACCAGCAAGGTTGGCGCGTGGTTGCTTAAAGGACCGCCTGAGCATTATGTTGCCGTTAGGTTCGAAACGAGAGGCGATAGGGTTCTGGTGCGCAGCTTGGACGACGGATCGGCCATCGCAATATTTCGCCCTACTCCGCCCGCTTTTCAACCCACGCCTGAGCAACCCGATACCCCGTCTTGAGAACAGGATACGACAAGAACGCGGCGATGCACGAAGACAGCGCCACGAACTCCCACGTTACCGGCCATTCCGTCTGGTGAAGCACGAAGGCTGAGATGATCGGGCCGGCGATCAGTGAGCCAAAAAAACGCCTCGCTCCGTCCCTCATGTTCTTGGGTTCGATGAAGAGTATGGACAGCAAGGCACCTGCCAGCGCGCCAACCAGCTTAGGGATCAAGCCCAGATTTTCGATGCTCATTTGTGCTGCCAGGAATGCGACGTTCTAGGAGCACGTAAAGTCGCCCGAGCTGTCTGACGATCAGGACGCCCATGAAAAAGAGAAGTAAGGCGTCCATACCATTCGGTCCATCCTGTTCGCGTGATGATGGCTAGAGCGGCCCAATTGAACCCCTCCAACAGGATAGCATAGACAGTGAAAAACTCACTCTCAAAAGTTGAGAGGAAGCCAAAGTACCGCATAATGATATACGCGCCAAAAAACACAGCAGACGTGCCTGCCGACGCCTTATAGATCTTGCAAAGTTTCACTTCCCAAGCTTCGGCTGCGTACCGGTCGATCACGAGGAATATCGTTGCATCAACGATGATATTCAGAATGAACAGGTAAAAACCTCCATCCGAAAACCACCATAGCGTCGGGGCGAAATAACCAGCCGCGATCAGCGCCGCCCAATAGGCCGCACGTTTAACCGGCCAAGAAATGACCATGGTTATCAGGGCACCTAGACCGAGCAGCGCTGACCAGATCATTAGCCTCGGCCCCCGCCGCCAAACACGACAAATTCACCTGGGAGCTCGCCGTCCGCGTCGTTGTCCTTCGCGATCTTCGTTCCCTCGCCGTGGAGGTCGTGAACGTCGGCGCTGACTTCAGCGAGAGCGTGCTTGACCTTCATGAGACTTGCGATGATCCGCTTTGCCTTGCGCCCGTTGAGCATATCGAGCGGTACGCCGCGTTTGAACACGTCGATCAGCTTGTCCACGGACTCCATGTCGTCTTCGAGCGCTAGTTCAAGCGTTTCAAACTCGGATCGTCCCTCTCGGACCAGCGCAATCTTTTCTTCAATAGTGGCCATCGGTTTCATTCCCTTATTCGGTAAATATGATACCGCCATTTGCTAACCCTCCCAAGGTGTTTATGGACCCTTGAGACGTTATCAGACGGCAGTGGTGAGGTGGAGTCAGTTCCGGCAGATCTCGGCACCATCATTGAGCCGTTCCCACTCGGTTGCGAGTGTGTCGAGGCCCTTGTCTGCTGGTGCGCGGTCTAGGTAATCTGCTATGCTTTCGAGCCTTGCCCGTGGAGTTGGCCAAGGGCAGAGGTTAGCGGTCTGGCTTGGCAAGCTTGGAACGCAAGCGCTCCCTGACCCCAGCAGCGCCACCGCGATCAACGTTATCATTCTCACGCTGCGCATCGGCTGTCTCCTGCGTCTTCTTCGCCTGGAAGTATCCCAGCGCCCGATCCATGAGCGCCAGGAGGAAGGCGATGACGAGTTTCGCTGTCATTTCACGACAGGAGGCTGCGGAGCGAACAAGCCGCCGATACCGTCACGGGTAACGTTGATGGCAAGCTTGATGACCTTGTCGGCCAGCAAGACGCCGCCGGCAACCATTGCTGCGACTTCGGGAGAGAGGCCGAGGCCAGCCCAATCGAAGGTGATCAGCGAGCCAACGATGAGGCCGATGAGGTTCAGGATGTTATGGAGGGCATTGGAGTTCATTTGGTCGTCCTTTCACATGAACGATTTGACGAGGTTTCGGAAGTTGTCGCCGCAGGCTTTTGCGCCAACGGTTTTCGGATCGAACGCCAAGCGGGTGACGTCCCATTTCCCATTCTGGCGAATGCCAAGGTTTGGCTGCACTTCGGCGTGGGTCAGGATGGTTTTGTCGGTGACGGGGATTTTGTAGAAGCTGGCCAGATGCGCCACGACTTCAGCAGCTCGCTTCCACTGGATTTCCTTCATCGGAAACGAGCCAGCACGAAACGGAACCTCTGTAGCGCCAGCCATGCAGGCCATGGATACGCCGATTGATCCGGTGTTGCAGCCGCGCGTGTGGGCCGCGTAATCGTCGTCAGCGGTGTTTACGTTGTCAGCGATGGAATGCTCACCACGGACAACGTTAGCGCCGCCGTCCACGATCAGGTGATAATGCTCTTTGTCGAGATCTGACACGCGATAGGCACCGGCAGACCAATGCAAGATAACGCGCGACATCTTGACCGCAGGCAGCCATTCGGCTGGCAGTTTGTAGGTCATTGCGATGTCCTTGTGGTTGAGTTTATGCTACGCAGGGATGCGCAGATCGGAGGGCCGCATGGGAGCTTCAGACGTCCACCAGATGATGGCAGAGATTGCAAAGCTGGGCGGCTCAATCGAGTATTACGAACGCCAGCCACCGTTTCCGCAGGAGCTGATTAATGCTGCCGAGGAACTTGGATGGCTGACGTGTCGTTTGACGGGAGGCGCGGCAGGGGCTTTTGAAGAGGTGTCCCTGACCGATGAGGGACGGTCCCTGATGGGAATGCCGCCACGGTTTAGCCTGTCGCGGCTGTTCTCTTCAATGGCCGGTAAAGCTCACTCGTAGGTCAGCACGTCCTCTGGCTGGGCCGTGATACCGGCAATCAGCGTGTTGTTTGCAGCGGCTGTGCTGGCGCAGATCGGGGCATCAGTGAAATCGCAGCCGATAACCTTGCCGGCGGGAACACTCGGGAACCACCAGAAGGGATTGCCCTCCTTAACCATGGAGAGGGCGTACTGTCCCTGGTTGCCGGCTGGTGTCGTTGCGTTGACGAGGTAGACAACCCCGTTGACGGTCTTTTCAAAAATGAGCTTTGGCACTGGCTTGTTCTCCATCAGTTGACCCTCTTGATTTCGACGGAAAAGCTCGGAGGGTCGGAGGGCAGACCGTCCAATTCTGCTGTCACGACAAAGAAGTCTTCGTAACGCTCGGAGACTGTCACGTCGTGAGAATGGTTGTAGCAAAGCGGGATGTAATCGGTGTCAGGCTGCGGGTTCGCGAAGAAGACCCAATAGACGCCCGTGTCGATATAGAATGCACCGCCAATGCGAGCCGAAGGGGTAATGGATGAGATCGCCCCGTCTTCAATGGTCATGTGCGCGATTGCGTAGACCTGCGGCGTTGCTTCCGGCGTCGGGATAAGCCCCGTGTCGATGGTGATAATGGTCATGCGCCTACTCCATCGGTTAGCTCTGCGTCATCGACGGTCCAGCCAAGGCGCTGAGTGCGGTCGGCAGGCAGGTCCGCGCTGTCAATGATCTTGTAAGGCTTGCCGGTCGGGACCACTGTCGGTGCGATTGCGGCGAGAGAACCAGCGAAATCAGCGGATGGGTAGAAAACGGAGATAACCCCGCTGTCCTGTTTGTAGATTACGACTTCTGCCATTGTTTTGCCCTTAGCGGAAAATTGCGACGCAAAGCCCCGGCACGTCCACCGCGCCAACGCCAACTTGAGATGCGAAAACACGCAGTGCGGAAGTGGTCGGGGCCGTTGCGTTTATCTGGCCCTGTGTCTGAGACGTACCGGCAGCGCCAGCGATGGCGATGGTGTAGGCGTAGTTCGCGTCTGGCATTGCCGTGGTGAAATTCACCGTGTAGTCGCCTGTGCCGTTGTCAGTGATGCCCGTGACATTGCCGGAGGCTCTGACCGCAACGGTGCCAGTTCCGTTAAAATTCACCCACGCGCGGCAAGCATAAACAGGCGCGCTGCCAGAAGCATTGAACAGGGTAAGCACTTCGCTAGACGGAAGCCCGAGACCGACCGACTTGACGTAGTCAACGCAGCGCCAGTTGCCGGAGCCTTCAGAAATGAACTCGGCAACGTCTCCAGCCGCTGTGGTGATGTTTGCGGCACCAGGAAGAATTAAACTCGTGCCGTTGTGCGTGAGCGTAAGAATGCCCGCAAACCGAACGCGGCGGAATGTGCCAGCAGCAACGGTGCCAAGGCCGGTGATCGTCGTCGTGCCGGTAACGCGGACGTTCTGCGATGCAGCCGCGCCAATGTCGGTCGTGGTAGCCGAGGCAACGTCAACGGAGGCTTGCACAGCGTCGAGCTTGCTTGCAAAGAGGCTGTAATCTTCAAGCGCGCGGAAGTTCGTCCCGTCGCAAATGACCATGGTCGAGTTGCCGTCAGGAATGGTGATGGTAGTCGCGCCGTTGATGGTTTCCGACGCGTTGGGGTCTATGACGACCGCGCCACCATCGGCCATGACCCAGCAGTGCCAGCCTGAGCCAAGCGTTGCCGCAGCCGTGAGGGACAAGGTAGCCGCAGCAGAAAACCTGATAACGGCGTTGTTGTCGTTCGCAACCGCCGTGTAGCCTGCGCTTTTGGTCGACAGCACAACGCGACCGTCGAGATCGCGGCGGAAGATAGCCAAGAACTCGCGAAACGCATTATCAAAGTTCTGAACAGCGTTCGTCCCTTGAATGCCGATACCGTTGACTGCGGTGTTGCTGGCTGGGGTTGTTGAGAAGCCTAGGAATGTGCTGGACATTGGTTTTCCTTAAAAAAGTCCGCCCTTGCCGCTCTTCACAGCGCGGTCAAACTGCTTGCTGTCTTTCTGGACCTGTCGGCCTTCGCTGCTGAGATCCTGCTCACGGTAGCCCTTGGCTTGGCTCGCCCCCTGAGCGCGCTGCGGAGCGTCGGGGAAATACGACTTGGCCCCGAAGTTCCGGCCCGCATAGCCGCCGATCAAACCACCGACCGGGCCGAGCGCCAGACCACCGAGCAGGCCACCGAGGACACCGCCGCCGAGCGTGCGCATCTGGAGACTGCGCTTCATGCGGTCTGCGTCTGCGGCGCTCATGGATGGGCCAAAGCCACCGGTCACGGGGCCGTCAACGCTAAGAAGCCCACCGCCCATCTGTGCAGGCTGGACGGCCCGTGCTGGAGATGCCGGCTGCGTGCTAACGGCTGGATCGACATAGGACGTCTGAACCGCTGGCTGGTTTACGGGAGCGAGACCCTTGGCGGCGCGGAGATCGGCCACATCAAGCGCAAGGTTTGCCGCGTCCATTGCCGGCTGCATTCCGGGCGCTACAGGGCCTTGGAAGGATGCGGGGCCAACCGGTGCTGCGGGAAGCCTGCCGCTCTTCGGTGCCGCTGCCTGGAGGGCTGGCTGCGATGCTGCTGCCGTGTTGATGATGCCTTGCGGCTGGGCCATCTGTGCGTTTGAGGCAAGCAAGCCCTCACGCAGACCCGCCATGCCCTGCGGCTGTGTGGTCATCGAGCCGAAGCGGCCACTGTCGAACTGTGCGACCTGTACGGGCTGCGGGCGAGTGGCGCGGGACTGCGCAACCATGCTTTCATAGCTGACGTTAGGGCTGGTGCCGCCAAAACGATTGCTGTCGAAGGATGCCGCTTGAGCTGGAGCTGGTTCGCCGAACCGTCCAGCATCAAAGCCCACGTCTGCCAAAAGGCCGCGCTCTACGGCTGCGGGCGTGGCTGGGAATGAAGCGCTGCGAAGGCCACCGTCACGAATATCTGCAATCTCTGTTCGCGAGCTGCCGAGTGCTTCCATAACGCCGCGCGGTGCAGCAGACGGTGTCGGAGCGGGACGCCCCATCATGCCGTAATTCTGCTGCGCAGCCTCGCCAAACCGGCCATCGATCGACATCAGTTTGTCGTCATAGCGGCGGTCTGTGGCATACCCGCCCGGCTGTCCAGCACGGAGGCCACCAACAGCCTCTGTGAAGCTTGTCGCGGCAGATGCGGCAGGGAAGCGGCGGTCGAGCAAGCCAGCCCAGTCGCCAAGGCTGTCAAACGGGTTTGTGTAAGAACGGAACTTGTCAACGATGTTGACGCGCCCGCCCATGTCTTCCCACGTCTTCAGATCTTGCGTCGGGCCTTTCCACGACTTCCCGGCCTTGATGCCGAACATGTTCCCGCCCGGCATAGACTTGCCGAAACCGGTTTCCAACGAGGCTTGAGAAGCAGCTAGACGAGCCTGAGCGTCGGATAGGCCCGCTTGACGAGCGCCCGCGTAGACTTCCGAATAGAACTGCTCTTGACGTTTGGTTGCCATTTATTCCCTCGCGGAAATGAGGTATCGTGTCGGTTTCGCAACCAACGGGGATTGAGCGTGGACGATGAAAAGAAGGGTTTTGGCCGCTATGGTGTGCCGACGATTGGCGACGTACTCCTGCACGCGGCCATTGCAGCAGTTTTGACGTATTTCTTTTTTGTCCCGATAAAGACTTACGTCAGCGAGGCTGTGAGGCCGTTGCTAACGCAGTCGTCTGAAGCGCCCGAGAAATAAGCGCCTGAATATTTTGAGACTTAATCGCCGCCGTGGCCTTTGATGCTTCAATCGCACTGATTTCAGCAGCCAATGCGCGAACGGCTTCAGGGTTAGTGGACAGAAGACGCTTGGAAACTTGGCTTGCGACCTCAGGCGTAAAGCCCCCCAGCATCTTCAACCTAGAGCCAACGTAATCCATGATAGCCGCAACAGGGCGGCCGGAAAGAGCCGTGCCAACATTTCTGACACCGTCAGCCAGACCACCAGCATCCACCATTTCCGCCATCTGAGCAGCCGTGGTCGAATTTCCCTTGACGGCGTCGTAGGTAGCGCGACGACGAGCTTCGTTGAACATTTCCTTGCGGAATGCCGTGAAAGTCTCTTGATCTGGGAATGCTGCCTTGAGAACGCCGACGTTTTGACGGTTTGAGAAAAAGCGGAGAAGCGCATTCTGCGTGAAGCCAGCAGCGTCAACCCGCTTGCGGATAGCGTCAGCAATGCCAATACGCGCCGCTTGCTGTTCTGCAGTTGACATTTCCTTGAACGTCTTGGCGACAGCCTCAGGGGAAAGCGTCATCGCTTCTTTCTGACCAAAATCAAGCGCTTCCTTGACCTTTGCAAAGCCTCCCCACACAGAGCGGGCCTTTTGATAGTCAGGGTTCCAGCGGTCGATTTCTGCTAAGAATGCCTTCTGCACCATATTGGTGGCGCGGCCTTCTTCTGTCAGCTTGCCAGTCAGCGGGTTCTTCATCTCCCCAATAATCGCATCGATGCCCTTCTTCGCGACGTTCAACGTACGCATGTTTGGGACGCCGGAGATGATCGGGTCCCCGGCCTCGTTAAAACCAGTGATGGCATAATCAACCGGGTTAAAAGGCTTCCCTTCAGCAAGGCTTTCAAGGCGCTGGATTTTGACACCCTGCGCAAGGCCGCGCTTAAAAATAGGCTCGTCAACGAATTGCTTAAGTCTGTCTGTCCAGACAACCTTTTTCGCAAGCGCTGGCTCATAGACTTCACCGCCCACTTGAGACCAAGCTTTCGATAGTTTGTCGCCAGCAGTGATAAAGCCGTCAGGATCAGCAAGGACTTCACGAACAACACCCTTGATGCGGTCGCCTTGGCCAAACTGGCGAAGTGTGATTGTCTTGTTGATGGCGTCCTTTGCCTTGCCGGGGATATTTGCAGATGCGCGCAAGAGATCGCGGCCAGATTTGCCGGAAACGTCTACAAGGCTAAGGCCGGATGCCTCCATCTTGTTTGCGGCTTGGGGGAGCGTCATGTTGCTTGACGCAAGACGCTCGGCAATCTTCCGCCCTGCATAGCCTGCCGGGTCAGCTCGTCCTCTTATGGCGTCAACAACTGGCTTAGCCGCAGCCTTGGCACCTGCGGCAATCGCAGGAACAGCACCGCCGATCACGCCACCAGCAACAGCCCCACCTATGGCATCTGAGACATCCCCACCGCGAGCCACTGAGTCCGCTCCAGAGAGCGCGGCCCCAGAAGCAGCAGACATTCCAACCCTTGCGCCAAGGGTTGGCCCAGTAATGCCAAGCAGCCGAGCGCCCGTAGCCGTAGCGGCCACTGGGACCGTCGCAGCGATACCGCCAGCGACTTGAGAACCAATGTCCAATATCGGATTAGCCGCCTTTTCCTGCTGGTTGGCCATGTCCACACGGCGCAGCGCTTCGGCATAGTCAACGTCAGGGTCAAACGCCGCATAGGTAGCCGCAGCCGCCTTTTCCGTGCCACGGCGCAAGAGAGGCCCGAGAACGGGGATGCCCTCAATCAGGCCACCTGACACCGTTCGGCCCATGGAAAGCGCGTCGTTGCCTTCCTGCGGCTTCTGAGTGGGCTGCGGAGCCTGTTCGGGCGCTGTCTGCTGCGGCTGGTTGCCGCCGAGGCTTGCCGCGATCTCGTCAACGGTCGCGTTCTGCTGCTCAGGCGACATGGACAGGAAACTGTCGTCCACCTGAACCTTGCGGCCATTGATCATGAGTGTGGTCATTCGACTACGCTCCAAGTTGCGCCGGTTGACGTGCGGTTGCCGCGATTGGCAGCACCGCCGGGCTTGTAGTACTCACCGCCGCGCATTTCGTTTGCACGCTGCTGGTAGAAATCAAGGCGACGTTGAGCCGCGACCTTGGCACGCTCAAAAATGGCCTTGCGGACTTCCGGCGGCTGGCTAACCGATCCCTGAAGGTCAAGCAGGATCTTGCGCTCACCTTCAGTCGGGGCCGCGCCGAAAATTGCCTTGAGCTGGCCAAGGGCCTGGGTGGCGACAACGTTATCAAGCTCCATCGTAGCCTGACCGCTGTCCATGCCCAAGTTGCCGCCGATCATGCCGCGAAGGCCGGCAGTCGGCCCAGAATATGCCTGCTCGTTCAGCTCAAGAGCGCGGTCAATAAGAGGAAGCGCTCCCTGTGTTGCCAGCACCATTTCGTCTGCCTCAAGAATGGCTTTCTTGTCTGTGGCTGTGAGCGGCTGTGCATCTTCGCGGGGGAACTTGCCGGTCAGGATGAAGGACTGATAGCGCGGGTCTTCCGGCGACATGCCAAGCAGCTTGGCCTGCTGCTGACGAACCGAAAAGTCATCAGCTTTCGGCGCTGTGCCGAGCGGGGTAAAGTTGCCGCTTGTCTGGTCATAGTTGCCGTAAGTTCCGTCAGGCAGCGTCTTGAAGTCATAGGACGGTGCCTTCTGCTCGCTGAAGTCCGCAATCACCTGATACGTCTCAGGGTCTACCAGCTTGCCGTTGATCTGGAGTGGTGCGCGCTTGGTCTTGGCCTCCGTCAGCATCTTGAAGCCATCTGCCGGCGAGATGACGCCAGCCTGCACGGCCTGTGCGATCTCAGGCGGGGCGTTCTGAGCGATCCACTGCTTTGTCTTGTTCTCCTGACGGCCCTGCACAAATCCCTGTGCGCCCATGGCAAACTGCTCTGGAGCGGTGCGGCCCGAGAGGATGCCAGCGCCTGCCTGCGTGAGGGCTTGGCTGTTATTGCGGAGAAAGTCTTGGATTGCCATCAGAGGAAACTCCCAAGAATGCCAGCGCCGCCAGCAGCGTAGCCAAGAGCGTTCATAAGCCCAGACTGCCCAGGCTGAGACGCGCGAGACGTGGACGAACCACCAAGCGAGCCGGCACCCGATGCAATGGCGTTGAGGAACGACACACGGTCACGGGCTGCTGTCTGCTCGTCATCGAACTTGCCGATATTGGCCTCGATGAGCTGCTGTGCGCGGGCGTCGTTCTGAGAGCCGACACCAAGCAGCGTCTGTGCCGGGGCCTGCATGCCTGTGTAGGCCGTGCCGAGCTGGCCAAAGCCGGTGTTGCCCATGTTGAACAGGTTGGAGTTTGCAGCATCACGACGGCTGAGGAAGTTCTGATATTGCCGAGCGCCCGCGTCTGCGAGATTGGAGGCAAGCAGCGACTGGTTGGTGCCGGAACCCGTGCGGCCCATGCCCGACGAGCTGAGGTTGACGCCTTCGATTGCTGCGTCTCGCACCTGCGCCCAACCGGGATCGCTGTTGAGGTCGAACTGTGAGTTGGCAACACTGCGTGTGTTGTTCAGCGCGTCCATCTGGGCCGAGTTATAGCCGCCCGAGTTGATGACGTCCTGATACTGGCCAGACAGGCCCTGACCGCCCATGTTGGAGTTTGCAACGCCCGTGAGAGCAGCCAAGCCGCCTTGGGTCTGTGACGACTGGTCGGCAACGCGCGGGCCTTGATAGGTCTGGAAGCCCTGCCCCGTGTTATAGAGGTTCTGAGCGCCAGACAATGCCGTGCTAATGGCCGGCTGTGCGCCTGACCAAGGCTCGTTATTGCTGACAGTCGTCGTTGTGTTCTTACCGCCACCGCTCATCAGATAATCCTCATTTCATAGGTCGAACGAAGCTTCCGAGGCTCGTTGAAAATCCGTGTCCATCCGTCGCGGCCCTCTGCCACGATCCGGCCTGCGCCGTTTGCCTTGCCCATCCCGTTCAGGAAGTCCTTGACCTCTTGCGCCCATTCGCCGATCTGATCGCCGACCAGAGACAGCACCCGCAGCACTGAACCATTATTCCAGCGCTCAAACCGAACGACCGCAGCCATGAGTATTTTCGTCTCTTCATAGGCAACAATCAGGAATGCGTTTCCAGATCTGCACATCTGCCAGAGTTCGCCGGCTGTCAGGTCATCGCCGCATTTTTCGGACGCGACACAGAACTTCGGGCCGACGAGGGGCCAGACCCCATCGACTTGGTGGACGCCAGCGATTTCGATTTTCAAGATCTTGCCGTTTCCAACTGAACGAGAAGGTTCATGTGCAGCGTGACCGATGTATTCGCGACCGCGCGGATCACGTCGTTTTCACCAAGGCGCACAGGCTTGGGAAGGTCAGGCCCTGTCGAGTTTGCCGCAACACTGCCGGTCCAGACAATGCGCTCGACGTTGTTCAAGCTGTCGTAGTAATAGAGCTTGCACTGGACCGCAGACCCTGTGTCATTGACGAACTGGAACGCGGCAAGCGTGAGCGTCTTTTGCCCTGCATCGACCGTGTAAGCGTCAGCCTTTGTCGTGCCGGAGAAGGCAGCAAAGAACTCGGAGAACGCGAGCGTGCCGATATAGTTTGCGGTAATGCTCATTGCGCACCCGTGACCTTGAAGTCAGCCTCAGCAGAGCTTGCGATGCTCCAAACCGTGCCGGATGGGATGACGACGCGGAACTGATGAAGCTTGCCGTCACCTCTAAGAGGCACATAGCCGGCCCTGTTCTGCGTGCTGGCCGTGGCGAACGTGATCGCCTGCCCGTGATAGTCCGTGGTCCCGTGAGCTACGCTGAACCCGGTTGCGTCCGTCTGGACCCTGCATCCCTTGCAAAATGTCCGGTTCGTCGGGCTTGGCTCAATCTGTGCTGTGTCCAGCGTCGCCTCAAGATTGGCACCGGTGAAGTAAGCCAGCTTGTTGTCAGGCGAGAACGTTGCGAAGGTCGGACGCCCACCCGTAAACAGACGGCTGTCGAAAGGCTCCGTGACATCATCAATGGTAGCGTAGAGCGTTCCCAGACCATCCCAAGAGAGCGCCGGAGTAGCAAGAGCCACCATTTCACCAACAGCGAGATCCGACGTAAACCAGCGGTCAAGCTGCCAGTCATAGCCTAGGAGGCGATATTCCCCGCTCGGGATGCGATAACGCCACCACACGACCTTTTCGAACGGGTCGGCCACGCCCTGCACTTCAGCAAGGTATGTCTGGTCGATTTGGTCAAGGAACCAGCTATCAACGCGCTCTGCGCCGATTGCCTGACGATTTGCACCGCCAAAGAACCCATCTTCGGAAAGATAAAAGAACTGCCCGGGCCCAATGGAGACGATAGAGCGCGGCGCTACAGATCCCTGTTTAGGGTTAAGAACCGTGCGCGTGAATGTGAAGCCAGAAGCAGGCGCGAAGGGAAAGAACTGCATGCCGGCGCGCTGGATGACGGTAAAGCCGCCCTGCTCGGCAAACCCGCCCATAATCTCGTCACCTTCAGGCAATTCCTGAAAGTCAGCGCCGTTCTTTCTGATCCGCCAACCGCTGATATTGTTGACCTCAGACCATTGGACGGTTTTCTGACCGCCAGCCTGATTGAGATAGCCAAGCACGAGGAAGTCGCCCGAAACCCACGAATATTTGGCCTGCGGAGGAGAACCGCCAAGGTCAGTGACCGCGCCGCCTGCTTCGATGTCGTAGACCTGGATCGGATCGTTGTAGTTGTGGATGACCAGATAGCCGCCGAACCGTGTCAGCGTCCACGCATCACCCGTTGACGGGCCTGTGTAGGGGCCTGACGTGCCGGTAACGTCGATCCAGCTATAGTCAGTCGTATCAAGCTCGAAAATGCCGGTCTGCGTGCATGCCACAATGCGGTATGTGCCGCTTGCGGTGCGCACGAATGTTGCGCCAAGACATACGGAGCCAAGGGCCTCGCTAATCTCGACATAAGACGGCATCGGCTTCCAGCCAGAGGCGGCGGGATAAGCGTTGACGACGTTATTGGACACGGAACCGTCAAATGGAGACTTGTCCGGTTCAAACGGGGGGAGCGCCAGTCTCACGGCGACACCGACTTCAGGCGCGTATTGGCCTTGGCATAGTTGGCAAGCTCGTTTTCCTGCTCCATTGACATCATCAGAGCTTCGGCAAGCTGAAGGTTCAGCGCCGCAATCTGATTGTCCTGAATAAAGTTAGCCGCATGGGCGAGCGAAAGGCGCAAATATAGCTCTGGACGCTTTGTCAGCAGCCAATTTGTCGTGTTGCTTCCCGACAAGGCCGGAACAGCCGCGTAATAAGTCAGTTCTACGTCATACGACGTGAGCGGGTATGTCTTGAGAGAGTTGCCTATAATGGTGAAATCAAGCGCGCGACCGGCTGTCCCGTATGGATAAAGGCTGTCAGCGACCGAAGGCGACACGTAATCAAGCTCATTCCGAGGGGAGCCCAGGTCAACGACGCGGCGATATTGCAGATAATCGTCGGGAAGCGTCACAGCGCCGGCAGTCGGGGTCAGATTAACCACCGTTTCCATCTGGCGAACACGCAGCCGAGCATTAATCGAGCCTTCAGCCAACGTGATAAACGTCGTAACGAAGCTCGAAAGGTCGGGACGGTCAAGATAATCCTGAACCGCCGTCTGAAGCTCGGCATACGTGGTGATGGCCATCAGAATTTACCTTCGTGCGTGCGGAATGCCTTGTTGTCGCCGTCGTTCAGCCACTTGGAAATCCAGCGATCGTCCCCGTTAGCCTTGGCATCGGAGAGGCCGGATTTTTCCATGAGTGAAAGCGGGACAGATGCAACGCGGACCCAATCGCCAAAGCCTTTGTTGCTGGTTTCGTTGCAAACGGCCTTGTTGACGTCGGTGATCTGCGTCACATCCTGGTCGACACGAAAAACCATCTGCCCATTGTCGTGTTTGACCCAGACGCGGGTTAGCGTGGCGTCGTCCTTGCCAAACAGGCTAAACCCGTTCGCGTCGTAGATCTCGGGGCCGAAATAAGGCTCCATTACTCGGCCTCGTCGTCGTCTTCCGTGGACGCGCCAACAACAAGCTTTGCCTTGCCGATGTTGACCATGGCGGCAGCGTCGGCTTCCTTCAGACGGATGACAGAGCCTTCCTTGTGGCGCTGCTCCTTGTCGTCCCAATAGTCGTAAAGCAGTTCGATGCTGAGAAGTCTGGGGCGTGCCATTTGCTTTTCCTTTGTGGAGTCAAAAGGGGCCAGCGTGAGCCAGCCCCTCGGTTCTTGTGTTGCCAGATTGGCTTACGAGACAGCAGCCGAGAACGGAGTTGCTTCCGTACCAGTTGCAGCGCCGATGATGGTCACCATCCACAGGCCAGACGAGACGTCCTGAAGCTTGATCAGGTCGCCACGAATGCCGCCCGTGGTCGAGCCGTTCAGCGTGATCGTGTCGCTGTCTGCGGCGGTTTCCCAGGCGTTTGCGGTGCTGCCGGCGTCTGCCGCCTGCATGGCCAGACCCTGCATCACGTCGGAGGCGCTTGCCACGCGGATGATGACAGAGTTCGAAGTGACGGTAGTGCCGATGAAGAACTCGAAATCATCGCCAGTACCAGTCGCGGCAGGGAGCGTGACCGTAAGGCCAGCCGCTGCGTTGATGGTGGTGACCGTGCCGGCATAACTACGATCAACCGTAGTGGTAGCCGTGAGGTTACGAGGTGCGTACATGGTCGATCTCCTTACGAACCAGAGGTGAGGCCGAAGACGTCGGCAACAACGCCAAGCGCGGCTTCGTTCTTGACGACCAGCGTACCTTCACCGATCATCATGCCCTTGACGGCGTCACCGGTCTTGGCGAGGCCGGTATCTTCCTGGATCGGACGCAGGTTACCCCATGCGAGGTATTCAGCATCGAGAAGGAAGACGTTGCGGGCAACAGCCGCCGAAGTCGCCATAACGCGGTTCGGGGTGACGGTGACCTTGCCAAACGGGCCTTCATAGATGTCGGCAGTACCGACAATCGTATTCTTACCCTTGCCGTCTGCCGCATAGCGGAAGGCCGCAACGTTCGTGTCAGACATGAAGGTGACGAAAACGCTCTTCGCATAAGGCGAGAGAACGCAGTCGCGGACATTCGCGCCGGAGACGTAAGCCGACTGCATGACGGTATCCAGAAGAGCCTTGGTGAAGGCGCGCTGGGTGCCGTTGGTCGCAGCAACCGTCAGGCTGGTGCCAGAGTTGTAACCGCCATTGGAGCCGCCAGAGCCGCGCGAGACGTTGGAGGTAAGCCAGGAAGGCAGACCGCCGGAAACGCGGGTGGAGCCGCCGACAGATGCCGTGTTCGACACGACCGACAGTTCCTGGTCCTTGCGGATGGTGACAGCGGCCTTGATCTTCGCTTCTGCCAGCTTTTCAACGGAGCCGGCGTTGTCAATTGCTTCCTGCGTCTTGGAGACGATGTAGCCTTCACGGAAGATCTGCGTGCGGTTCTGCACACGGGTCGGCACGGTGATTGCGTTAAAGGCGTATTCGTCGCCTTCAAGCTGGGCGTTGGCGGCAGGAGCGCGGAGCGTGTCGATTTCCCAGTTAGGGTTGGTGTTCGAAACCTTGCGCTTGCCGATCATGGAGTAGATCGGGGTGTCTTCCGGGGTGATGCGGGAGACGATGTCAGACAGGTCTTCGCGGTTACCGACCGCGCTAGACGAGCTGAAAGTATTGCTGATGACAGCCATGTGAAGTTACCTCTTCTGAGTTGCGAGATACGCGGCCACCCCGTCACGGAGCGAACCGGTCTTGTTGAGACGTTGCAACGCAGTGTCAGCCTCGCGAGCGCGTGCCTGATCAGGGGCGACCCGCTTGCTGCCGGTCTGAACCGGTGGCTTGCCAGCAATCTTTTGTGGAACCGTTTGCGTGGCCTTGGTGATCGACTTGAGCCGAGCCAGGTCACGAAGAGCGACGACCACACGATGATCTGTGATGGTGGCAAACTCTTCTTGCGAGATCCCGTATTCCGTCGCCGTTGAGAGGATAGCCTTGATCGTGGCATCCTTTTTCTTCGGGTCAGAGAGTTCCGGGACTTTCTGCGCCAATAGCTGCTGTTCCCGCGCAAGCGTCTCTTGATGCTGTTGAGCTGCAAGAGCTTGCTGGTGTTCGCGGATTTGCTGCGTTTCGGCGTTGAGCTTGTTAAGCTCCATCATGCCCTTGTCGTATGAGGCCTTGGCCTGCATGTACCCAATCGGGTCAGACATGAGCATTTCTGCGTCTGGTTCCTGCGGAATGCGCGCCTGCAATACCTTGATTGTCAGATCGCGCGTTTGCGCCAACTGCTGTTCGAACTGCGTGATTTGCGCTTGTTTGGCCTCAAGCTGGCGTTCTCTTTCCGCCCGCTCCTGGTTTTTGCGCGTATAGTCCGCTTCGCGAAGATTGCCCTTGATGAGGTCATCGATAGAAGCAACGGAGCCGTCAGGCAGGCGAACCTTTCCATCCTTGGAAACGAATTTGCCTTCTGCCTTTATCTCGTCGCTGTCATCGCCTTCCTCGGCGTCGTCTTCTTCTGCGGGTTCGCCGTCAACTTCTTCCTCTTCGTCAGAAAGTTCGGCATCTTCCTCCGGGGCTTCTTCTTCCTCTTCGGGGTGGTCCTTCTGGACTTCCTCAGGGGAGACAGCCGCGTAGGCCTTGATCGCCTCGTCCATAGACAAAGGCGTGTCGTTACCATTCCCTTCCGGGGTCATGGTGATCATAAATGTTCTCCGATGTGTGGGGGCCAGTCCGCTACGGGGTGCTGGCTATCGCTTCGATACCTTCGCGGCCTCAATCGTGCTGCGAAGCTTTCCCGTGATGGCGTCCAAGGCCCTCACAAGGGATTGGGTGTCCCGTATCTCGTCCGTGTGCGTCGGATCGGCGTTGACCAGCTTTTCAACTGCGTCGGCCCTGAGTTCTGCGACGGCTGCGAGAAAATACGGTTCGTTCAGGATGCGATCGGCGGCAAGCGATGCCTCTTTTATATCCATCAAGCCACCATCAGGATTGCCATCATGTCATCCTCTTCCTCCGCTTCTTCAGCGGCGCGGATGAGAGCAATACGAATGGCTGCGTAAATCAGGGTTTGGTCAGCCTGCGTGTCAAACGCATCAACTGCCCGCTCTATCTGCCGGTAAACAGCCGGCGGGATCTTCTCACCAAGCAGGCCACC